GGTCCATTCGCTGTAGATAAAGAGTACCCTAGCTGGGGTGAAGACGGTGAGTACTCCCCTCTCGTTAAGACTGTCCCTGAGTGTAACCACGTATCTGTATGGAACTTCTACCCTGACCCTGAGTCTACCTCAATGGATGACGCAGAGTACGTAGTTGAGCGTCACAAGATGTCACGCAATCAGCTGCGCTCTTTGAAGGGACGCCCTTACTTCCGTGATGATTCTATTGAGAACGCTATCGCTCAAAGCCCAGACTACGTGCGTAAGCACTGGGAAATGAAGATGGAAGATGATGACATCTCTGCTCAGTCTGAGCGCTGGGAAGTTATGGAGTTCTGGGGTTTCGTTGATGTAGACATTCTAGAAGATAATGGCGTTAAGATCCCTAAAGAGTTACGTGATCTAAACGAAGTAAGCTGTAACATCTGGGTATGTAACGGTGAAGTACTACGTATGGTGCTTAACCCCTTCAAACCAGCACGTATTCCTTACTACTCCACTCCTTACGAGCACAATCCATATAGCTTCTTTGGTGTAGGTATTGCTGAGAACATGGACGATACGCAGACCTTGATGAATGGTTTTATGCGTATGGCTATTGACAATGCTGCACTTTCTGGTAACCTTATTATGGAAGTCGATGAGACTAACTTGGTTCCAGGTCAAGACATGAGTGTGTACCCCGGCAAGATATTTAGGCGCCAAGGCGGTGCTCCGGGTCAGGCTATCTTCGGAACCAAGTTCCCTAACGTAGCACAAGAAAACATGCAACTCTTTGACAAGGCTCGTGTATTGGCTGATGAGAGTACAGGATTCCCTAGCTTCGCACACGGTCAAACTGGTGTCTCAGGCGTAGGTCGTACAGCTTCAGGTATCTCTATGCTTATGTCTGCAGCTAACGGTAGTATCCGTAGTGTAGTTAAGAACGTAGATGACTATCTGCTTGGACCCTTAGGTAAAGCTTTCTTCTCGTTCAACATGCAGTTTGACTACGATGAAACTATCAAGGGTGACTTGGAAGTTAAAGCATCAGGTACTGAAAGCTTGATGTCTAACGAGGTGCGCTCACAGCGTCTGATGCAGTTCTTGCAGGTAGCGTCTAATCCTAACCTAGCACCATTCGCTAAGATGGATTACGTCATTCGTGAGATCGCTAAGTCTATGGACCTTGACCCCGACAAAGTGACTAACTCTATGCAGGACGCTGCTATTCAGGCTGAGCTATTTAAGAAGTTCCAAGAGCAGAACCCACAGCCCCCTCAACCACAAGGCCCAGCGCCGGGACCAGAAGGTCAAGCACCAGCGGGAGCAAACGTACAGGACACTACAGGATCAGGTGGAGCGCAGATGGGTACAGGCACAGCGCCGCAACCCGGTGAGCAAGGATTTAGTGGGAACGTAGCCTAATGAGTGGTATCACTAGACTGTTAGCTAAAGAGCTTAGCTCTGCGCTGGGCATTACGGATGCACCTTTAGCAGGCGCTGTTGCTAAGGGGTCTGATGATTTATTAGCATCTAGTGTTGATGTAGGTACAAACAAACAGGTATCTAATTTAGATTATGATGCAAGGATAGCAGAACTAGACGAAGCACCTGATGCAGACGCCTGGCAGAAGAAGGCTAAGACTTTTGTAGCGGATTCACGTGATGTAAGCCCCTCTATTAAAACCCCTGAGTTGGAGCAGTCTACCAGAGAACTACTTGATAATAAAATAACTAGAGAACAACACCTAGAGAATGTTGACACTTATAAGCCTGTTAACCCTTGGGACGCTCTGCCAAGGGAGCCTACTGATAAAGCCACTGCCTTCTCTCTAACATCCAGCAAACGAGAAGGTGGTTTGTTTGTATTACCGCAGGAATCGGCCTCTTCTTTAGGTGTATCTAAGTCAGCACTACAAGTAGGTGATAACTTTAATGGTAGGTTAGATATACCGGCTTATACTGCACACGATACGTGGATAGTTGCGGGTACTACTAGAACAGGTGAAAAGGGTACACATTACGCTAAAGCTATTCATTATACTTCAGACGGTGATAAGCCAGTAAAGTTTATTGCATCTAATAAAGCAAGTGAGAATATAGGTAAGGGCGAAAAAGATAAGTATGGATACGCAACTATTTCTGGTACTATTAAAGACTTAGATGTCGAAACTATTCGATCTAAAGCTGAGAGATATTTAAGAGACCCAGAGTGGACACAGGTAGGGTTTGACCCACGTAGACAGGGAGGTTTCTATGCTCGTGCAGGTGAGAACAAACATGTACCAGTAAGAGAAGCTTCAGAAGTATTACAAATTGGACCTCTCGTATTAGCTCGTAACGCTGTACTTGATATAGATTACAAGGGCTACGCAATAGGTGGTTTAGTACAGAGGCGAACTAAATGAACGGCGCACTAAAGAAGCTAGTCAACGATAAGCAACTATGGGACGCTTATGTAGAGTACCTAGACGATAAGATAAGCTCTGCACACAAACGACTAGAGCAAGAGAATCAACCTGATAACATGTACAGGGTTCAAGGCGAGATCGCCTCACTACGTAGATTGAAATATATGAGGGACGAAATCAATGGAAGCCAATGAAGCTAAACAAATGGAGATGCTACTTCAAGAGGGTGGTATCGCAGATGACGGTACTACTGTAGACCCTGTAAGTGGCAATGAAGTACCTCCAGGTTCAATGGCAGAAGAGGTACGTGATGATGTCCCTGCTCAGTTGAGTGAGGGCGAGTACGTTGTACCTGCTGATGTTACACGCTACTACGGTGTTAAGTTCTTTGAGGATCTACGTACACAGGCCAAGCAAGGCATGGCTCAGATGGAAGCAGAGGGACGTATTGGTGGTGAACCAGTAAGTCAAACTATGGATAACCAAGCTGAGGGTGCTCTAACTCCAGAAGAACTTGCAATGCTGCAAGAGATGGGCATGGCTGTAGGCGGTATGGTTACACCTCCTCCTCAGGCTGTAGGAAACACTGGAGAGTACAACAAAGGCGGTCAAGTATTGTATGCACAGGACGGTGTAGATGTAAGTTCTGCCAGCGCTTCTACGTCAGGCGTTAACCCTTACCAAGCTCAGTTTACTCAAGGTATGGGTACAGCTTTTGCGCCGGGTTACCTCAGCCAGCAGATCATTGAGGCTTCACAAGCCCCACAGTCAAGTATAGTTATGCTTTACTCTCCTGACGGTATTGCTGTGTCTTTGACGCTTCCTGCAGAGCAAGCTAAGTATGACCAGCTTGTAGCGGAGGGCTACACTACTCAGCCTGTAGCTACAACTACAGAGACTGCAGTACGTACAGGTAATGATGATTCACCACCCCCTGAAACTACGGAGGCGATGACGCCCGACTATACACGTATGACTACAGAAGAGTTAGCTAAAAGGTACTCACAGAACCAAACTGCAATGGCTATGATGGCAGGTATGGCTGCTATTAACCCTATCTTTGGTGCGTTTGGTGTTTGGGCTACTAACAATACTAAGAAGAAGATCATTGAAGCAGGGTATAAGCCCCCTGAAGGTGGTAGCATATTCGACTTGTCTATTAATGACGTAATAGGTAAAGTAAAAGATGTACTTAGTCTATCTGATGAACAGACTGAAGCTGTTGTAGCTCAAGTAAGTAGCGAAGAACCAAGTACTACTACTTATAAGGGGCCTTCTTTTACAGTCAATGGAGAAACAGTTACATCAGATGATAGTAGTAATGCTGCACCCACTGAAGCATCAAATGTTCTAGGTAGTTCAGAAGATGATAGTACTACAGATAGTCTAGCTAATACTGTAGCCGCAGCACAAAAAGCATCACAAAATGTTAAAACAACACTTCAATTGGATTCTAACAGTAATGTTGTAGATGCATATACAACAGGTGGTACTGAAGAAGAACAACAAACAATGAAAGATTACGTCACATCTGCAGCAGCAGGTGCTGAAGGAGGTCTTATGAGCAAGGCCGCTTTAAATAGAAAAGCTAAGAAAAAGAGAAATAAGAAGTAACTACTAGACTACCAACATAACTATAAGGCTACCCAGCTACGGCTGGCCCCAACATAAGAGAGACCAAACTATGTCAACAGAATCAGCGGTTATCGAAACTAATTCCGTATCACACAAGCGTAACTTATCCCGTGTAGAACGGGATGAGGCAGAACTAAAAGAACTGCTTAAGCAGGCAGGGGTTACTCAAGATGAAACAGCAGAAGAACAACAAGAAGAAACCCCACAAGCGGAACCCGATAGCTCACAGCCTAGCGAACCCCAAGTTCAGGCAGAGAGTAGTACCCAACAAGAAGAAAAGCCAGAAGCCAAAGCACAAGAATCTACTACTGAGCTAAGCTCTGAAGAGAAGACGTTTAAGCAACGCTACTCAGACATCCGCCGCCACATGCAAGACAAAGAGCAAGAGTGGAAGATTAAGTTTGAGAAGCTAGAGCAACAACTAAATGCTGCATCTAAGAACGAGTTGGTACTACCTAAGTCAGACCAAGAGATCGAAGCCTGGGCTAAGAAATACCCTGACGTAGCTGGTATCGTTGAAGCTATCGCAGATAAGAAATCACGTGAGCGCTCAACAGAACTAGATAGTAGACTAAAAGAGATTGAAGGTATGCGTATCCAAGCTCAGCGTGAACGTGCTGAAGCTGAACTACTAAGCCTACACCCCGACTTTGAAGGTATCCGCAGTGATGACGCCTTCCACGACTGGGCAGAAGAACAACCTAAATGGGTACAGGATGCTCTCTACGAAAATGCAGAGGACGCTAAGTCAGTAGCACGTGTTATTGATTTATATAAGAGTGACAATGGAATAAAGACTTCCAAAGGCTCTAGCTCTGATAAGTCTGCTGCCTCTTCAGTAAGGACTAAACGAAACACTACGCCTAGCGAAGATAGCTCTGCAAGCTACTTGAGTGAATCAAAGGTAGCCAAGATGTCTATCAAGGAGTACGAAAAGCGCTCAGAAGAGATCTTTGAAGCTCAACGTCAAGGCAAGTTTATTTACGATATGTCAAAGAAATAGATTGACATTACTTTAATTGTAGGTAAAACTATAGGCATGTACATTGTCAGGCACTAACTGCTTGTACATGCTTTTAACTAAGCTAAAGCCACATCAAAGAACTACCTCAGATTATAGGCCCAGCGCTCAACGGACGGCCATCCTTAGAGCATAGCTGACCACCCTAATATGAAGAGCCTCTTTAGTTGGTATGTAGCGTAAAACCTCACGCCATATCTATAAGGAGATTTACTATGGCTATTACTTCCGCTTCGGGTGGGTTTAACGGGAACTTCTCCCCGATTATCTACTCCAAACAAGCACAGATTGCACTTCGCCGTGCAGCTGTAACTAACGCAATCACTAACAACTCTTACTTTGGTGAGATTGCAAACCAAGGCGACACAGTTCGCATTCAAAAAGAGCCAGACGTAACAGTCAACGCTCTGCAGCGTCACACAGGTATCTCAGTAGAGAAGCTTGATGACTCTGACTTCTCGCTCACCATTGACAAAGCTAACTACTTTGCTTTCAAAATGGATGACATTGAAGAGCAGTTTGCAAACGTAGACTTCACATCTTTGGCTGCTGATCGTGCTGCCTATAAGATGGCTGACGCTATGGACGCAGACGTACTGTCTTACCTCTCAGGTCACACATCTGCAGGCGCTTTCATCACTACTACTTCTGGTGATGCACAGCACCCAACAGCAGGTAACTTGACTGGTGAATTGCTCACAGCAAACCACTTGGACGCTACTGACTTCGGCAACTTGACCATCTCTGGTACAGCTACTGCAGGTGACTCCGTACCATTGGCTCCACGTTTGCCAGGTGCAACAGCCCTGTCAGCTACAACTGTATCCCCTTTGACTGTACTTGCACGTATGGCTCGTAAGATGGACACAGCAAATGTAGATGCACGTGGACGTTGGGTCGTTCTTGACCCCGTGTTCGTAGAGATGCTCAAAGACGAAGATTCACGTATGTTGAATGGCGACTTTGGTGGCTCAGGCTTGCAAAACGGTCTTGTGTTGAACAACATTCACGGCTTCCGTGTTTATGTGTCCAACGCATTGCCAGCTAAAGGCACTGGTGCTGGTACTTCTGGCGTAACTGCACAAGACGCTAACTATGGCGTTGTCGTAGCAGGTCAGGACGATGCTGTTGCTTCTGCTGAGCAGATCAACAAAGTTGAGAACTACCGTGACCCAGACAGCTTTGCTGACATTGTACGTGGTATGCACCTTTACGGGCGGAAAATACTTCGCCCCGAGGCACTTATCACAGCACGTTACAACGCTGCTTAATCACACTTAGTCTGTCGGGCTGGTCTCTTAGGAGGCTGGCCCTTCAGCTTACTTAACGGTAGGATAACTCTATGGCTACTT